TTAGATAAAGCTGATTGGGATAAAGCAGAAGCAATAGCAAAATCTCAAACAAATGAAGTAATGGAATATTATGAATTAGAGGAAATTGAATGAAAAACATTATTGATTATAAATTTAACGAAAATCAATATATTGAAGAGTTTCAAAAATATATTGATAGTACATATGGAGCTCATTATTCTACTAATAAATTCCAATCAACTGAAGTAATTATTGACCGAGGACATGGCACAGGATTCTGTATGGGTAACGTCGATAAGTATGCTAATCGATATGGAAATAAAGGTACTCGAGATGATGCTCGTAAAGACTTAATGAAAATTCTTCATTATGCTCTTATTCAATTGCATATACATGACGAGGAATTATAATGCGCATTGATGATGATATGAAGCTTGACTATAAAGATGTGCTTATTCGTCCTAAAAGAAGCACGCTTGAATCAAGAAAAGAAGTTGATTTAGAACGTAAATTTACTTTTTTAAATTATAGTCCAGATTATCCAAATAGTACTGCACCATATAATTACGAGGGTATTCCTATTATGGCAGCTAACATGGATGGTGTTGGTACATTTGAAATGGCAGATAAACTATCACTTGAATCTGCTTTCACGTGTTTAGTAAAAACTTATAGCGTTAATGATCTTGTAGATTATTTTGATAGTGATAATAATTTGCGTACTGAATATACTGCAATGAGTATTGGTATTAGTGATCGAGATCATGAAAAGTTTAGAACAGTTTACGAGCAAGTTGATGATCAATTAAAATATGTATGTATTGATGTTGCTAATGGATATACTGTAAGATTTAGTAATTTTATAAAAGAATTTAGAAGTCTTTATCCCAGAATTGTAATCATTGCTGGAAACGTAGTTACAGCAGATCAAACACAGGAGTTAATTTTAAATGGAGCCGATATTGTTAAAGTGGGCATTGGTCCTGGGAGTGTTTGCACTACTCGGATTCAAACGGGTGTTGGTTATCCTCAGTTGTCTTCTGTTATTGAGTGCGCTGATGCCGCGCATGGTCTTGGAGGCCATATCATTGCTGATGGTGGATGTACATGCCCTGGAGATGTGGCTAAAGCATTCGCTGCAGGAGCCGACTTCGTTATGCTTGGTGGGATGTTAGCTGGACACGATGAAGGCGGCGGTGAAGTAATTACCAAACATTATTTTACAAATGAAGTATTTGAAGAACCTAATGCGCCAAAGATTGAAGAGAAACAATTCGTACAATTCTATGGAATGAGTTCGGATACTGCAAATAATAAACACTTTGGAGGTCTTAAAAATTACAGATCGAGTGAAGGTAGAACTGTTTTGATACCGTATCGTGGCGAAATAAAAAACACTATTCAAGATATTCTTGGTGGAATACGTAGTACTTGCACGTATGCCGGCGCTTCTAACCTTAAACAATTAAGTAAGTGTACTACATTTATTCGATGTACTCAACAATTTAATTCTGTGTATGTTTAAACTATTATATATACTATGTAGTTGATGATATTAACTAGATGCATACTGGACCGCGGGGCAGTACCGCGCAGCTCCACCATAAGGACACTAAAGAATGGACTTTCATTGGATAAGTTGGACTAAAGGAGAACCTTTTCAATGGGGAGATTTTAGATACAATAGCGGTAATCCATATAAAAATTATCGTATTGGACCATTACTTATTCGTGTCTTTTTGATGGGGCTGAAATAGGATCGACAGGTGTTGACGGAAACATGGAGACTATCCCGATCTAAGCTGGGTTAACGCGAAGAACTTTACAAGTGCAAACAATAATTGTGCTCCATCTGGTTACGTTGCAATAGCAGCCTAACACAGGGGGTTTGCGACTTACCTAGCAACAGAAAAGTCGTACTTATTTTTGATAAAAAAGAGAGTCTTCCGACTCTCTTTTTTTGTATAAATAGTATCGATAGACAGGAGTTTAACTATGAGTAAACAACTATTGATATTGATATTATTAACACTAGCAGCATGTGCATCAAAGCCTATTGTTTTGTATGCACAAACTGTAATAGACTCCACAACTGATAGTAAAAGCAAAACCGACTCTAAAGGTAGAACAATTGTAATTTCTCCACCACCAAGTGCTATTTCTCCAAGTGCTGGAGGTAGTTCTCAAGACTTGTGTACTGTTGGTATATCGGGAGCAGTGCAGACACAAATTTTAGGTATATCAACCGGAGAAACTGTTACCGATCAGAATTGTGAAAGACTTAAAATATCAAAAACATTATATGACTTTGGAATGAAAGTTGCGGCAGTATCGGTCTTATGTCAAGACCGTAGAGTATACGATGCTATGGGAATGGCAGGAACACCTTGTCCAATTTATGGTAAAATTGGTGAAGACGCAAAGGTTGAATGGAAAAAGCCATCAGGCAAAAAGAAAATTCCTGCAATAATTATTCCGGAGACAAAAGCAGATGTTCAGAAAAGGCAATGGGATACTGGCAAAAGTGCTATTGGCGGTGCTCTTCTTATGCTTCTTTTGCTTGCCGCGGCCGGCTAGCTCTCAAGATTTAGTTTTAGAATCTGCAAGTACACCAACCTCTTCTGGTGGCGCACCTACGTACGTGACAAATAATGATGGATCAATAACAACTAGTCCAGAAATCGGTGATCTTACTGATGGCACTATGACAATGGGTTCATGTGTAGGTGGATCAACACACTTAAATTTAATACCTTCAACTAGTAATACATGGGGTGGAAATGCCTTACAATGGGGACCATGCGCCGATAGTTTTGCATTAGGAATGGCTATAAATGAAGCTCTTTCAGATGCTGGTACTGGAATAAGTTTAGATAAAATACACTATAGCTGGAAATATATTAATGGGTGTTTTAACGTAACTAAATCAGATGGTACTACAATATATTGTGATACTAATATTTCAAGTCGACTTGATGAGAATATGAAAGCTACTGGTGAATATGCTGACCAGCTAGATACATTAAATATTGTTGTTACTTTAACAGATGCTGCAGGAAATGTGGTAAAAACTAAAACCTATAATTATGATACATGGTATAGTTGGTATGAGGAAAACGCTCATAGTTCAAATGAAGAAGTAGAAGGTGGATCTGTATGGCAAGTAGAACAAGACTATATGGAAATATTTAATCACCTTACAGGATCTGGAACAATTTATACGCCAGCACAATTAGGTGATATTACATTTGTTACAACTGCACAAGACAATGGACAATGGAACGGGTATTATGGTCCTGTAGTAAAAGATGGATCTATGTGGTTTACATATAGAAATAATCCATGCGATTTAGACACTTTATATAATCCTACGTGTCCGGGTTATGCAGAAGCATATGTAGCATATCTTTATAATAAAGCCTGTGAGGCTGATACTTTATATGATTCTGGTTGTCCAGGATATGATACAGCATATCTTAATCAACAATGTAATATAGATCAATTATATTCACCATCTTGTCCTTTATATCAGGTTGCTTATTATAATCAACAATGTGAATTAGATAGTCAATATGATCTGGGTTGTCCGAATTATATTGCTCCTAGCACAGAAAGTGATGTAGCAGTAACAGCTCCAGAGTCAATAGAAGAAATATTAGCAGAAACTAATATTACATCTCAACCTATTGCTGAACTAAATGTTACTGTAGTGCCAGATATTCCTATTATTCAACCAGTTATAATTCCTCAACCAATAATTGTAGAAGAAATTCCGGCTGTAAGTGATATTAGTACAGAATCTATAGAACAAGAAATAGCTCAAATAGAATTACAAGTGGAGGATTCATCAAATGGACGAACTGAAACAGAAATTATTGAATCAAATACCTCCGACTCAAGCGAAGGAGATGGAGGAGGAGATTCAGGAAAAGGAGAGTCTGGATCCGAGCCAGAGCAGGAGTCGCAAGAAAAACCAGCCAAGCCAGAAAAGAATGACGGATCTGGATCCGATACTGATGGAAAAAGTAAGGAATCATCCGATGATGAATCGAGCGAGTCCGAGAGTGATGACGGAGAAGAAAAAGACACTGGGAAAGATACTAGCTCTGAAGATGGTGATGGAAATGATAAAGAAGTAGATGAGGATAAAGATGCCGACGAAACCATTGAATCTGAAGAAGATGCTACTCAACCTGTGAAAAAAGAAGAAAAGCCAGAGCCCAGTGAAAAAGAAAAAAAGGATAGTAGAACAGAAAAGATTAAGGCATTGGTTGCAGCTAAAATTGAAGGATTGAGAAAGAAAATAGACAACGCAGATACAATTGAGGAGCAAATGATAATTCAAGCACAATTGTTAGCATTGATTGCGTTTGTACCTGATTTTGATTACGGTGAAATGGAAGTACCGGACATATATTTCTATCCACCTAAGCCAACAGTTGATCACGAATTTTCAAGATGGTTTGTAAATGATCCAACATTTGGTGCAATGGAAGATTTGCAATATCCGAATTTAAGGTAATGGCATGTTAGAATTAGGATTAGCTTTAACTCTTCATTTAAATATGAATCAAGACTATAATGAATTTCATCCTTATGGAAGATTTAGTTATCAAGACTATAATATTGGAGCATTTTATAATAGTGAAAAACATATGAGTTATTTTGTTTCTTCTGATATTGATTTTAGTGATAATTTAAGTGCAGAGGTTGGAATTGTAAGTGGATACTATAAAGATATATTACCACTCATAAGATTAAAATATAAAACATTTTTTATAATGCCGAGTATTGAAAATAAAAAAATAGGAATAGTAGTTGGAAAAGAAATTAAATTTTAAAGGAATAAAATAATGGCAGAGGTAGAATTTGGTGGATTAAAGTTTACAGGTGGAAAGATGTTTGTGCTATTAACAGCATTGAGTACATTAGGCGGAGCCGCATGGGGCGGATTTGAATTTTACAATGATTATCGTAATATGAAAGAACAGATTCAAGAATATGTTGCTCCTGATCTAAGTGCTATTACAGAAGAATTAGCGGTTACTCGTGAAGAGCTTGAATCTACAAGAGCAATTGTAGAATCATTTCAAAGTCAAATTAAAACAATTCGAGATAGCGTAACTCAAACTCAAGAAAATATTAGTCAAACAACTGGGTCACTTAGAAGTTCAATCATGAGAACTGAAAGTATGATTACTCGACTTGAAATTAAAGTCAATGGAACTATTGATAAAGTCGAGGGAATGATTGATAAGGGTAAAGATGACTCTCGTAAATCAGTAGATGCTGCTTCAGATAGATTTGATGATAAAGTAGATGCAATGGTAAGTAAGGTTGAAGCTAAAATTACGTCAATGGAATCTGGTGTAGATAAAGAAATTAATCGTATTGAAACTGATTTAAATAATCTGATTACAAAGGCTTTAGATAATCCACTTGCTAGTCGATAACATCTATTAGTTTAGTTTTAGAATCAACTGACGCTGGCACACAATACACAGTTACTTGATCCATGTGTGACCAGTGTCCCCATCTTTTTGACAATTCTTTTGCAGTCAAATTGCATGTAATAATTGATTTAAAATATAATGTTTCTTCAATAGGTTTTCTATCTTCACCTATTCCCATAATTAATACTAACATGAATACTTGTATCATTTTACCACCATGGAGGAGTTTGTACAGAACCGATAAGATAGACACCTAAAAAAACTGAACCCAATATTCCAAGCGAAAGTGCTACCATGATGGCTCCATCAATGATGGCATGTTTAAATTCTTCAGCCGCATAAATTGTTTCTTCACGTTCTTTTTTAATAGATCTTCTTAATTCTAACATTTCATCCCAAGTATTAGGACCGAATCTCATGTTCAACATAAAAGCTATTTCTTTTTCTTGCTCTTTCATTTTCTTCTTATGAGTAAGAATAGCAAATGCTTCTTCTTCGATAGAGCCAGAGCCCATTAACTTTGCATGAAGTGGTGGTCTTTTTCTTTGCTCTTCAGCTCTATTAATATCATTAAGAGCGCCAAACCATTTACCTAATTGACTAGTACAGTTTTCTAATTCCTGACCTGCACTTACAATGGCATTTAATCCTTTGTATGCGGCTGACGCCGCGGCAATAGCAGTGATTGGATCGATCATAACTTTTCTTTCTTAATTATTATCAGCATACTAAAAATCAAAAATGTTATGTATTTCACCTATCTATTTATACATAAATAGCTGTAATAAAAATGTAACAGTTATGTGGAATATACAAATAAAATGAAAAACATTGAAAATACTCCTTTACATATGCTCTAAAATGTATTATAAAGGTATCAAGAAATAAAATTGATAAGGATCTTAAAATGAACACTCTTGAGTCTCTCTTCACCGAAGCTGTACATGATGTTATGGTATCTGACAAATTCTCTAAACCAGTCGTTGCACAGTACACCAAAAACCAAGAGCAAGGCTGGGGTGGCATATACACTCTCACAATTGGCGGTGTTGATCACCGCGGTGTTTATGCAGAAAAAATGGAATACTTCGCTGATGTACTAGATCGTATCCAACATGAATTAGATATGGAAAATTTACATATCGTTTAAATTAACTGTTTACAATCACTCTAAAATGTATTATAATGATACAAACAAAGGAGAAATACTATGGAAAAGCAACTGGTAGATTACATCCTGGCTCAACATGCCGAAGCTGATGCCTTTGAGGCTGAAGCACCTGGTAACTGGATGGGCCGCCTTCCAGGTCCTGAGCAGACTGCTTATTGGGCAGATCGTGTACCA